AATGGTTCAACAGCTGGTTCAGTCGCTCTAGACGCACCAGCTTCTACAACAGGTAACGCAGATATAACATTTAAGTTACCTATAGCTGACGGTACTGCTGGACAGGTACTACAAACTGATGGAGCTGGCAATTTAAGTTGGGTTACAAACAATTCTGGATTGGTAAAACTAGCAGCTATAGAAGTTGCAGAAGGAAGTGCATCAACAACTGCTTTTCATTTTAATAGTGTATTTTCTAGCACATATACTGATTACATGGCATATTTTGATATTAGAAAAACTGCTGTATCTCCAGAGGTTTTTTGTTGTCAGTTTGGAAAAGGTGGTGGAGGAAGTGTAATTACAAGTAATTTTTATGCTCGTGGTACTTCAAATTACCATCAAGTAGGTACTTCTAATGAAGGACAATCATATTTTGTAAGTAGCGATGGAATATTCCAGTTAAATGGAACAGTTGATGGCTCAACTAGTGGTTATGGATTCAAAGGTTTTGCACATATTATAGACCCATATAATAATAGTACTTCAAATGGAGTTTGTGTAAATACAGAAATTATGATGCAGTACCATACAACTAATACACATAAATGGAGAGAAGAAGGTGGATGTATGGGAGATCATGGGGAACAAAGTAATTTAACAGACATTAGGTGGGGAATTGTTGATGGAAACGCTAGTGGTAATAATGTTACAAGTTCAGCAACTTTTGCACCTGTTTATGGTAGATGCACTATTTATGGGGTAGTTAAATGAGCACAATAAAAACAAACCAGCTTGCACACACAGCTAACGGTGCAAGCGTATATACACTGCCACAAACAGATGGTAGTGCTGGACAAGTATTACAGACTAATGGGTCTGGTGTTCTTAGTTGGGTCTCATTGCCTACTGGTGGTCTAAATATGGTTGATATATGGGATTTAAACCACGTTGCTTCAATGTCCTCTGGAACAATTATTTATTTAGGTAATACATCAACTTATAGTGGTGGTCTTGCTGCTTGGACTAGAGCTACTTGGAATGGAACTGTAGGTTCTGCTATGACAGTAAGTAATGAAGTTTTTACATTCCCATCTACAGGTATTTATGAAATACAATATACTTTACAGACATGGTATCAAGGAAATGCACAAAGTGGTTATATATTTGCAAGAATTTATACAACTACAGATAATGGCTCAAACTGGTACAACAGATCTACTGACGGTACTAATCAAATAGCAAGAAGTGGTACTGTATACAACGGTAATAGAGCTGCTTATATTTTTGATGTGACTGATACTTCAACTCATAAGGTTAAATTTGCAGCTCAATCCGAAGCTGGTGTAACCGTAAATGGTGATGCAAGCTCAGATAATAACCTTTATACTTATGTAATTTTCAAAAGATTAGGAGATACATAATGGCATTAACAAAAGTAAACTCAGCTGGTGTTAAAGACAACGAATTAGTAAATGCTGACTTACACACAGCTGCAAACATAGATGGTTCTAAACTAGCTGATGATTCTATATCTTTAGCTAAGTTAGAACACGGTACATCAAGTAACAACGGTAAGTTTTTACGAGCTAATAATGGTGCTGATCCTTCTTTTGAAACTGTAGATTTAGCAAACTTAAGTGCTAGTAATTTAACATCTGGAACTATACCAGATGCTAGATTCCCTTCTACTTTACCAGCAGTTAGCGGAGCAAACTTAACAGGTGTATCCTCTCCAGAAGTGTATGGTTTTAACACCGATGCTAACGGACACTTAATAGTCACTACCACAAACGGTGGTGCAGATAATATCTCAGGTGCAGCTTATGCAGCATTTGAAGATGTTATTTTTGCAGCTACAGGTTTTACCTTTAGCGTAAACACAGACGGAAAACTAATCGCAACAATTTAAAATGGCAACATTAGATTTAGGAAAAATTAAATTAGTCTGGCGAGGCACTTACAATAACTCTACTGCCTATGTAGTAGATGATGTTGTTGAATACACAGACGGAGGAATATTATCCTCGTATATATGTGTAGCAAACTCTACAGGCAACGCACCTTCTAGTAGTGGTACAGCACACGCTAGTTGGAACTATATGACAAAAGGTGCTGTAACTGGAGGATTTAATTCTCATCAAGTATTTTCTACCTCAGGTAATCATACTTACACAAAACCAACAGGAATAAATAAAATTAAAGTTACTGTCACAGGCGGCGGCGGTGGCGGCGGCGGTGGTAGCCCTAACTTTAACGCTAAAGGTGGTGGCGGTGCTGGCGGTACAGCCATAGAAGTTATTGACGTATCTTCTCTATCTTCTACAGTTTCAGTAACAGTAGGTGCTGGTGGTGCTGGTGGTGCTGCAAGCACTGGTACTGGTGGTGACGGTGGTACAGGTGGCACTTCATCATTCGGTTCTTATTGTTCTGCAACTGGTGGATATGGAGGTACTGACCAAATAGACCCTAGAGTTAGGACTCCCGGAACTGGTACTGGTGGCGACATAAATCTTCTTGGTGGAGATGGTACAGTTTTTGAAGGTGGTAATTCTCAAGCAGACGAAGGCGGTTCAACAAGTGGCGGTTCATCCTATTGGGGTGGCGGCGGTGCTGGAGACAGCGGAGAAGCTCAAGATTCTGGTGCTAGTGGACAAGCATACGGTTCTGGCGGCGGTGGCGGTCAGCACACAACATCCGCTAACTCAAGTGCTGGTGGTGCTGGTGCTGTTGGTATAGTTTATGTAGAGGAGTTTAAGTAATGAAAGCACTTATTTTAAATGGCAAAGTCGTAGATACAGCACCTTTTGAATTTGAAGTACACTCAAGTATGACTTGGGTGGATTGCGAGAATACAGTTAAAGCAGGTTATTCTTATGATGGAAGTAAATTTACATCTAATGAGCCAACTGCTGAAGAAATAGCAGCAAAGGAAACAGCATTAAATAAAAAAATAGCAGATGCTGCTGCTGGTAAAGCAAAATTAAAAGAACTTGGCTTAACAGATGACCAGATTGCAGCACTTATTGGCTAGTGGAAATACCCACCATAAAGTTACCACCAGCACAAAAGTTTGAAACAATATCTATACCGCTGCCTACTGCTGACGTTCCTAGTTATGTACCTTTGGTAGTGCCTCCTAGTGATCTTAGAGAACCAGAAGGTACAGAACCAGAGGCTACAGAAACTACGGAACAACCAGCACCGAGCATAAACATACCAATGATAAACATAGATGTACCACTACCTACCACAGAGGTAGTAGTGGCTGCAAGCTATGCAGCGGTATCTGCCGTAGCTGTGACTACGTTTGCTCAACCGTTTTTTGACACCATAAAGAAAAAACTACAAAAGTTTATACAGGGTAAAGTTGATAAATGGAAGAAGAAAAAGTCATTAAAGGACAACCAAGAAGTTTCACAAAAAAGATAAAAGATGTTGTAGAAGATAAAGAACATCAAATAGAAATACTAGGCACTTTTGTAAGATTAGGTGTAGTAGTATGGTCTGGCTTTATCATTACCATGAACTATGTAGATATACCTATGGTTAAAAAATCTGGTAACTCTGACATCACTTTTGTGGCCTCGGTTTTTACTGGAGCTTTGGCCACATTTGGCTTGACTACTGGTAAGAACGGTAGCAGCAAACCTCCTGTATGTCCTATGGCAAACAAAGACAAACCAAAAACATGAGAAAATTACTTATTGCTATGCTACTGCTACCTGCAGGTGCATATGCTAATACTGTCACGCCTCAGTTTACCACAGGGTCGATGAACTCAACGACCACAACCACACAGACTATAACCGAAGTAGAACAGCGTCAAGTTTTTGGTGCTGAAGTAAAGACTTGGAATGGGTCTAACATTACATCATCAGCAAGTGCTGGTATCGCTGGAGGCGATGCAGTATTTACTGTTACTGACACTACACTACCTTGGTCACTAGAAGTCACATCAAGATCAGCTGGATTAGTAGAACAATGGGATACCACAAGAAACTATACAATAAACTCTACTACTACCTCACTCTCTGTATTCTCACAATAACACCAACATATGCGGAAGGAGACACCAATAACTCGTCCAACCCTGTGGCAGCAGCAACAGGAAATGTTACCAATCAGGCTGTGCAATTTCAAAATAATGGAGCACCGTCT